GGCACCATGATTATTTCGCGCGGCGATTGGCTAGAGTTGTCGCTAGTCACGGCGCCTGCGTTCAAGGGTGCTACGATTACAGAGGTTGCAGCGACCGAAGGCAAGCCAAAGGAAACGGAGCCACAACCAATGACCGACAAGATCGAAACCGCCGCCGCAGTCGCCGAAGTTCCGGCCGCTGCACCGACGATGCTGTTCGCAGAGCCCAAGCCTGCGTTCAAGCTTCCTTCGGCCGCTGAGTACATCGCGAAGTTCGTGCGCGGTGGCGCCGAGTTTGCCGAATTCAACGCCAAGATCCGCGCAGCCGCGCCGAACATCACCACGGCCGACACGCCTGGCATCCTGCCGGAGCCCATCGTCTCGCCGGTGTACGACGGCCTCAACGCCGTTCGCCCGTTCGTGTCGGCAATCGGCACGCGCGCGATGCCCGAAGGCGGCGCCACGTTCCGTCGCCCGGTCATCAGCGTGCGCCCGACCGTGACGCAGCAGCCCACCGGCCAGCTCAACACGCTCGACCCCTCGACGGTCGGTGTCTCCAACAACAACGTCAACAAGCTGACGTTCGGCACCTATGTCACGCTGTCCGAGCAGGACGTCGACTGGACTGACCCCAACTCGTTGGCCATCGTGCTCAACCAGCTCGCCATCGCATACGGTCAAGCGACCGACAACTACGCGATCGACACCTGCCGCAACGCCATCGTGCAGACCCAGTCATGGGATCCGCAGGTCGCCAAAGACACCATCGAAGGCGTCTACGGCGCCGCCGTGCAAATCAGCGCAACCAGCAACTACCTGCCGACGCACCTGTTCGTGTCGCCGACAGTGTGGGGCTACCTCGGCTCGCAGGTCGATGACGCCAACCGCCCGGTGTTCCCGTTCGTGGGCGCACCCGGCCTCATGGGCCAGAACGCCAGCGGCACCTCATCGGCATCCAGCTGGAACGGCAACCCACTCGGCCTCACGCTCGTGGTTGACAAGCACTGCGACGGCTCGTTCATGGGCCACGCCGCAGGCCCGGCCGCAGGCTTCGAGTTCTACGAAATGCAGAAGGGCGCAATCTCGGTTGACGTTCCGGCAACCCTCGGCCGCACCATTGCGTTCCGCGGATACGCCGCAGGCTTCATGGCTGACGCCACGAAGTTCGTCAAGTTCGTCTGAGCTAGTTCCTTCCTCCAGGGAACACTGAACGGTGGCGACTTACACGGTCACCCATAAACAGGTGATCAGTAACGTCGCCATCGTTCAGTTGCTCGAGCCACTCGAGTTCGAGGTCGGTCAAAGCATCACGCTGGCCGGCATGGGCGCACCGTTCAACGGCACCCACAAAATTCTTGCGCTGCCAGAGTTCTATTTCACTGGCGTCAGCGAACAAGGCGACTACGAATACGACTACGCGCGCATCATTCCCAATCAGGTGCAGTTCGCGCTGACCACGGCCGACTTTGACCGCGCAGCCGCAACCGGCACAGCCACCTACTCGATCACCTGCACGTGGATTGCCCTGGGCGATCTCGAGGATTACCTGGGCTTCACGTTCACCAATCCCAGCGCCGACCTAGACGTGGCGACAATGGCCGTTGGCGCAGCCAACGCTTTCGCCTATCGTCGTAGGCAAGAGGCCGGGTACTGGGATTCGCCTACAACCGTGCCCGGCCTCGACTGCAAGCTCGGCACCACGCAATACGCCGCCATTCTTTACCGTGAGCGCGGCAGCGTTGAAGCACTTGCGAGCTTTGATCCGCTGTCAGTCGGCGGCCCGGTCGCCGGCAACTACGGCCAGATTCTGCGCCTGCTCGGAGTCGGCAAGCCGCAGGTGGCCTGATGCCTGACACGCTTTTCAAGACCGGCTACGACCAGCTCGTCACCCGGCTGGGACAAATCACCGGGCTACGCGTGTTTGATGATCCACGCAACATCAACGTGCCGTGCGTCGTCGTCGAGGCACCCAGCATCATGATGGCCACCAACGTCGTCGCAGACATGCAATTCCGCGTCATCATCGTCGGCCAGGGCACCGGCGACAACCGCACGCTCGACCAACTGCTCGATCTCGCCGACCTGGTGCGCGAGGCACAAATCGGCTTGACCGAAGCCCGGCCCACGACCATTGATTACGGCGGCCAGGCGTATCCGGCCTACGAGCTGACAATCAGCACCAAAGTCGCGCCATAGGCGTACTAGACTGCGCTACAGGCTTGCAGCAGCCTTCAATGACAGGAGATTCATCACATGGCCGTTGCAACCACGTACCTCGCCACTCCCACTTTCGGCATCGGCGTAAACCTTGCCGGCATCAAAGACCTGACCGACCAATGCAAGTCGGTCGTAATCACCAAGTCGCGCGAGGCGCTTGACCAGTCGTCGTTCGGCGACACCGGCCGTCAGTTCACCGGCGGCCTCACCAACGTGACCGTCACCGCGACCCTGCTGATGGAATACAGCACCACGCCCGGCACCTACGTCGATCTGACCAGCCTCGTCGGCACGCGCTGCTACGTGGCCGTCAAGCCCACTTCGGGCGCAATCAGCGCCACGAACCCCGAGTTCCAAATCACTGGCGCTTACCTTGAATCGCTTGATGTCGTCAACGGCAGCGTCGGCGAACTCAGCGAAGTTGAAATTACCCTGGTCGGTGGCACGCTCGTTGAAGATGTGACCCCATGAAATTGACGATTCAGGTGTCGTTCAAGACACCTGCCGGGCAGCCGGTCAGCGAAACCGTCACAACGACCATCGCCACAGCGGCGGCATGGGAACGCAAGTTCAAGCGTCGCGCCTCCGATCTGCAGGGCGGCATCGGCATTGACGACCTGATGTTCATGGCGTGGCACGTGCTCAACGCACAGAAGCGTGAAGGCCGTGACTACGACGCTTGGCTGCAATCGGTCGAGGATTTCAGCGTCGTTGAGGTCGCGCAGGCAAACCCTACGGCAGCGGCAGCATCAGACGCCAGTTAGCCGAGCTGTTGTTGGCTACCGGGTACTGGCCGACGGACATCGAGTTTGACATGGAAGATTTGGCGACCGTGCTGCTGATTGCAAAGAAACAGCGAGACAAACGTGGCCGTTAGCGCTGGCGTCGAAGTGTACGGCATCAAAAATGCACTCAAAGAGCTGAACAAAATTGACAAATCGTTACGCCGTGAAATAACGAAGGACTACAAACAAATCGTCAGCAGCGTCATTACTGACGCGAAAGCGGCCGTGCCGAACACTGCGCCATTGTCAGGCATGGATCGACGCTGGAAAACCAAATCGGGCTATGACATCATCCCCGCTGGCGGCTGGAACGGTGTAGTGGCGCAAAAGTTTCTGCAAGCCAAAATCAGCACACGCAAAGTCAAACAATTCCAGGGCGACACCGTGAACGTGGGTACTTTCCGCATTGTGTGGAGCGGCTTGGCAAACCAGGTGTTTGACATTTCGGGCCGCAATTCGAGTAACGCGCTTGCTCGAGCATTGAACGCCAAATGGGGTCGCGCGTCGCGCTTGTTGTGGCCGGCATACGAAAAGAACAAATCGCAAGTTGACGACGAAATGCTCAAGTTGTGCGAGCGCGTGATGGATGAAGTTAATCGCAACCTGGTAGCCACTAAACCCACTTCGTAGGATGTACCAATGGCCGTAAGTATCCCTATTGTCTCTGAGTTTGACGGCAAGGGCATTAAGCAAGCCATCAACGAATTTAAGAGCTTGGAAGGCGCTGGCGCCAAAGCCAAGTTTGCGCTGCAGAAGGCTGCCCTGCCGGCAGCTGCCGCTATCGGCGGCCTGGCGGTCGTGATTGGCGACGCAACCAAAGCGGCGATGGAAGACGCCAAAGCCCAAGAGCTGCTGGCCCAGGCCATTGAAAAAAACACGCTTGCTGGTGAAGCCAACGTGCGCGCAGCCGAGGCATACATCGAAGCCACCATGATGAGCGCGGCCGTGGCCGACGATCAACTACGCCCAGCACTAGCGACGCTCGTACAGACCACCGGCGACCTGACGTACAGCCAGGAGCTGCTCAACACAGCACTCGACATTTCGGCCGCCACCGGCACAGACCTGCAATCAGTGACCGACGCGGTGGCAAAGGCATACGCAGGCAACACCAAAGCCCTGGGCAACCTGGTGCCGTCAGTACGCGGCCTGATCAAAGACGGCGCATCACTCGACACCGTAATGCAGGCTCTCAACGCCACGGTCGGCGGCGCCGCGACCGTCGCAGCCAACAGCGCCGAGGGCCAAATGAAACGCTTGCAACTCACCATCGGCGAAACCAAAGAAGCCATCGGCGCCGCATTTCTGCCAATCATCGCCCAGCTATTGCCCTACCTGCAGCGGTTTGCCCAATACGCCCAAAACAACAGCGAAACCATTGCCAAAGTCATGATTGCGGTAGGCGCGCTCGCTGGTGGCATTCTGGCTCTCAACGCCGCAATCAAAGTCATCACCATCAGCCAACTTGCACTCAATCTGGCAATGGCAGCCAACCCGATTGGCCTGGTCGTCACGGCCGTCGCACTACTGGTCGTCGGATTCGGTGCTCTCGTCGCAGCCACAGGCGGCGTCAAAAACGCATTTGTCGCAATGGGCAATTTCATCATCGGCGTGTTTGAAAACATCGTCAACAGCTTCAACAACATGATCAACCTGATCATTAAAGCAATCAATATGCTGCCAGGCGTCAACATTCCGTTTGTGCCTAAGCTCGAGCTGCCACGCATCGGCGGCAGCGGCGGCACGGCGTCAGCCGCAGCTGGTGGCACCACCAGCGGCCCGGATTTCCTTGAGCGCACGTTCGGCGGCATCCCAAGCGTGCCAGCCCCGGTTGCGGTGCTCCCAGCGCCCACAGGCGGCGGTGGCGGCGGTGGCGCAACTGCTGGCGGCGGCGGTGGTGGCCTGGGCCGCGGCATGGTCGGCATCCTGCCGGTTGACGAAGGATTCTTTGGCGGCGGCGGCGGCGGTATCGGCGGTGGCATCGGCAACGAAATGACCCTGCTCAGCGACGCAGGCGGCGTCACCGTCGTCGTCAACGCGGCAATCGCCGAAGCCACACTGGCAGACAAAATCGTTGACGCTTTGACTGATTACAACCGGCGCAGCGGCCCACTACAGCTACAGATCGCGTAATGGCCTCCACAGTCGTTCAATCAGGTGACTACCTGCTCGAGCTGGACACCGGGTTTGATTATCAGTCATTCACGCTTGACGACGCCGACAAAGGCGTGCTGGACAATACGACGTACACACTCGGCCCCAATACCACCTATGCCGACATAACCGAATACGTCACGCTAATCACCTACACGCGCGGTCGCCGCAAATCCGACTACCAATTTGGCGCAGGCGTCATGACATTCAGCATGCTGGACTTGACCGGCATCCTGGGCCCCTACGACTCCACCAGCCCCTACTACGACCCAGCCAACAACGAACCTGGCTTGGCTCCGATGCGATCCGTGCGACTCTCGCGCGAGGGCGAATACTTGTTCACAGGCGTAGTCACCAGCTACAGCTATGACTTTGCCCTGGCAGGCCCCAACACGGTCAATGTGCAATGCGCAGACGAGTTTTACAAGCTGGCACAGACACAGCTTGACGAATACAACGTCAGCGCAGAAACCAGCGGTCAACGCATCGCCAGTGTGCTTGCATTGCCTGAAGTCGGTTACACCGGCACGACCAGCATTGCTACCGGCACAGTCAACCTCGGCCATGACGCCAGTTACACGGTTCCTCAGGGCACCAACACGCTGGCGTACCTGCAGCAAATCAATCAGGCTGAGCAAGGCCGGCTTTTTGTAGCGCGTGACGGCACCATCACGTTTCAGGAGCGCATCGGCTCGACGCTTAGCAATCCAGTCATCAGTTTCAAAGACGATGGCGCAGGCGCCAAATACCAGGGGGTCGAGATTGAGTTTGACGCCGACAACGTGATCAATCGCGCCTATGTGGCCGGGCTCAATAACAACGAAGCCACAAACAGCGACGCCGGCAGCATCGCCAAATACTTCACGCAATCCACCAGTATCACAAACAGCTTGCTGCACCTGCAAGCCGAAATTGATGCCCTGGCGGCCTACTTGCTTGAGCCTGAGCCGGCACCGCGCTACACCAGCGTTACCGCCACGTTCGCGGCCCTGACATCGAGTCAGCGCGATGATGTGACTTTGATTGACATTGGCGACACCATCAGTATCCACAAACAGATACCGGGCCTCGGATCCGAAATCGCCGAAGAACTCAGCGTCGAAGGCATTTACGGCGTCATCGACGTCAACCGGGGCCACACAATTACGTATTTCACCAACCCCACAACAATCGTTTACGAGCTAATTCTCAACGATGCCACTTACGGCGTACTTGATGCCAGCAACGTATTAGGATGAGGACACTATGACAACGCCATTCCCGTTTGTCGCTGGAGCAGTCTTAACGGCTCAGCAATTAAACGACATAACCAACCTGCCAATTAACGATCAGACAGCGAATTACGTGCTCGTCGTTGGCGACGCAGGCAAGCGCGTAATCATGAACAACGCAGGCTCGACCACTATCACGGTCAACAACAGCGTGTTCACCACTGGCGACACCATTTTCATCGCCAACAAAGGCGCAGGCACGACCACCATCACAGCCGGCGCAGGCGTCACGATTAACACTGCAGGAAGCTTGGCACTGGCGCAATACGGAGGCGGCACGCTCGTAGCTTTGTCGGCGTCAACTTTCACTTTTTTTAACGCAGGGGGAATCGGAGCAGCAAATTTTTCAGATGCTGCAACGGGCACGTATTCAAGCGGCGGCATTAGTTACAAATACAAGACGTACACTGCCACTGGTTCAATTACGATTACGAAGGCAGGTCTTGCAGATCTGCTAATTATCGGCGGCGGTGGCGGAGGCGGCCCACGATACGGAGCCGGCGGTGGTGCTGGTGGCTACCTTGCTTTAACCGATGTCTATTTGCCTGCTGGCACATTGACAACCACAATCGGCGGTGGCGGTGCAGGTGCAACGGCTGATGAAGATGGCGGCGGTCAAGGCACGACTTCGCAGCTGTCATCGTATTTTGCTTTTGGCGGCGGCGGTGGCGCAAGCCAAACAAACAACCGACAAGGCCGAGCTGGTGGTTCCGGTGGCGGCGGCGGTATTTCTAATCAAGCGGGCGGGGCGGGTGTATCCAATCAAGGCAATGCCGGTGGTGCTGGGGCAACCGACTTTTCCACTTACAGTTCGTCGGGCGGCGGCGGTGGTGCAAGCGCGGCTGGTCAGGCAGGACAACTTACGGCAGGCGGCGCAGGCGGCAACGGCACATCATCATCAATCGATGACGTCGCAACCACTAGAGGCGGCGGCGGTGGTGGCACAACCGATAAAGCAGGTGGCGCAGGTGGCGCCGGTGGTACGGGCGGTGGCGGTGCAGGTGCTTACGGAAACGCAAACGGCACAGCAGGAACCGCAAACACTGGCGGCGGCGGTGGCGGTGGTGCCACAACAGCTGGTAATGATGGTGGCAATGGTGGATCGGGAATCATTATCGTGAGAGTCAAGGTTTGAAAATGGCACATTTTGCACAAATTGAAAACGGTATTGTCAAACAGGTAATTGTGGTTAGCAACCACGATGCTCCAGATGAAACAACTGGTCAAGCATTTATTGCATCATTGGGTCTTGACGGTCAATGGGTACAAACTTCGTACAACAATAACCCCGTTGAAGGCGCGTGGCGCGGCAAATACGCCGCACTTGGCGATGTATGGAACGGCACAGAATTCATTACGCCAACAATTGAGGTTGATGAATGAAATGGCAATACATGCTCGAAGACTGGCTCAAAGCGTTCGTCGCTGGCTCCGTCGCCGTGCTTATCACCACCGACTACGACGCAACCAGCGCGCTAAAAGCCGGGCTCGCAGCCGTGCTGCCAATGATTTACGCCTGGGCAAACACTAAAGACACGCGGTAC